GCGTCCTTGGTCGCCTCTATCGCCCTCTTGATCATTCCGGCCGCGTCTACTGCTGCTTCTAGCTGCGTGCATATGCTCGGCTCAGCGCTTGACGGGCGAATATAGTCCCGCACGGCACCTCCAGCGGCACCGGATCCCACAACATAGTAGCGCACGCGGCGGTCAGGAAGGGCAAGCTCGGCGTCGATCAAGTACGTTGACTTCCCCGGCGGCGCCCTCAGCGACCGGATGCGCACAGGCACGATCTGACCCGTCCGGAACCCTGTCAGCCCCGCATCGGCGCCCATGAACGCGAGCGCCGAGGGCGCGATCCCGACGAAGAACGCGCGGTCTCTCTTCGCCCCCAGCCGGCACCCCGGCACGATATCTCCGGGCCGATAACACAGGGCGCTCGCCGTGAATATCACGCTAATTGTCCCCGATGTCGGTGGCCCAAGCTGATTGATTAGGCAATCACTAACGCGATCGACGCTGATTATCTTCTCTATAAGCACGCCCCGGAAGCACTTGGCCTGGAAATTCGCAATCAACAGGCCGCGGACTCCCTGATCGCGATCCGCGTGGAAGTCAATGCAGTTCGGGATATCGAGTCCAGTCGCAATAGTAATCGCGCGGCGCATTGCCCAAGTATATGATCCCTGATAGCTTTCAATTTGCTCTTTACAAGCGCGGCTGCCTGTCCCACCAGCCGTAAATGTACTTATATTGGGTATCATTCTCGCGCTCAGCGATCTCGCTCCCGACGAGACGCGCCTGAATCGCGTCGCAGATGTCCTTCGAGGTCGCGCCCGCGCGGATTGCCGACGCGCCCTTCTTCGCCCCGGCGCCCCCAACCGCGATGCCGAGTTCCCTCGCGATGCGGATAATTGCCGCCTTCGACTGCGTGGAGCAGACGATTCCGCGCGCGACCGTGCGCATGTCGACCTTAGCGCCCTTCTGCTCCTTGAGACCCCTCCTGATGTGGTGGACAGGGCGGCGCAGCTTGAACTTGACCGAATGCGCGAATTGCTCGAAGATGCCGACCGCGATCTCGTTTTCCTTTGCCTCCATATGCAAGTTCAGCGCGCTTCTCGGGACCTCGATCCAGACTTCCCCGTCGTAGAGCCGGATATCGTGCCCATTCGCGTGGCCCACCGGCTCGTCGTCTTTCGACGGGAATTTCGCGAGCTTCTTCACTGTATCCTTGTAGGGCCTAACTGCCCCGGCCATAATCATAATGCCGACGCCCACGAACAGGTCATAAAGGCCCGGAAATTCGCCGCGGAACTGCTTGTCCTCGACGAGCCGGGTCGCCAGCGACTTCTGGTGATCGGTCGAGACTTCAATCAATATGCGCCGATGCCGATTAAGCTCGAACGGGCCGCTGTACTTGAGCTTGAGGAGGGGCACTATTCCCTTGCTGAACGATTCGACACGCATTCGCTCGATCAGCGCGTCGGGCGACACTACAATCTCGCCGCGCCCACCGAACGGCCGCCGCCATATTTCCACGTCGATAAGGGGCTTCTTCCGCACGATGCCGGCGACCGCCGCCGTGGCCATGGGCACTACTACAAGATAGTTGCCGATGGCCGCGATTGTGTGGCCGCCGTCAACCGCGCCGACAGCGCCAATCAGCCCCCCGAGCGCGATGCCGATAGTCGCGTCGTCAATCATATGCGGATTCTTTTCGACCCCGAACGGCGGGTCGCGAATGGCGCGCACGAGCGCGTTGTAGGGCCAGATTGGCGACAGGGCGAACAAGCGCCGAATAATGCGCACGCAATCGGCGACCTCATGGAGGCCGTGGCCATACGCGAAGAAGGTGTCCTTGGAGAAGCCTCCGGGCGGCGATTCGGCGAACGGCACCGGCGCATCGTAGTAGAGCAAGCCGAACATATCCCGCGGCACATTGGCATTGTCCCCTTCAGGGAAGTATTGCGCGAGGATGCGCTTCGACATGATGATGTTTCGATTAATGCCCGCATCAACGGCGCAGCGCGCAATTTCGCGCTCAACTTGCTGGATAACCCTGTAGCGATCGAGCTTGATCATGTAGCGCTTCACTTCCGGAGCGATAACCTCGGCGACCCCGCTGCCGGCGCTCGGCTCTGTGTTCACGAGAATGCGGATCTCGACATTCCGCTTCTCTGGAGGAAGCAGCTCATGGGAACCCTTCCGAACGCAGCGCCCAAAGACCTGGATCAGCGCCGGAATGCTTACGGGCAGCGAAAGGACAATTAGGTGGCGAATCCCCTTGAAGTCGTACGACGCGCGCACAATGCGCGACCCAAGGAGAATCGAGCACCACGATCCGTCGATGTTGTCCGACGAATCATACTTGATGAAGTACGACTCGCGAGTCGCCGCGTCGAGCTCAGCATGAACGGCAATGAACCGCAGGGGCCGATACTCGTGGCCGCCGGCGGCCAGACAGTCGCTGCGTGCCTGCCCGCAGACAGCGCACAGCGTCGAATTCACCGGCTCGCTGCGCTCGTCAATAATGCCGTTCGCCTTCAGCACCTCGGCAACGAGCGTGATGCCGGTCATCCTCACGCGCTCATGATAGATCATTATCTTACATGGGCCCGTCGCCTTGATTATCTGCGGAATTATCTCGACCAGCTTCGCGTACTTCGCCGACCAATGACCCAATTCGCCGGCCGACAGGAAAGAGCCGGAATATTGGTACATGTTGCCGATTCGGCGCGCAGCTATGCCGATCTTCTCCCTCCACGCGGCCGGCGCGGCGACCAGGGCGCCCGGTGTCGTCGCCGAATCATAAAGGCCCAATTCGCCGCTCGGATTCGGGAAGATCATGTCGAATAGCGAATATGCGTTCTGGGCAATCCCGACAACATTGTCGTCTTCGTCCGCAATAATCGGCGCGTCGGAGCCCAGATCGGCGTCGAGGCTCGCCGCCCCGTCGCTGCCCTTCGATCGCGTGCGGTAGGCAATATAGGTGTCCCAGTGCGCCTTCGACATCGGGCAGGTTGTGAACCGCAGATAAGGCAAATTCCGCAGCTGATCCCCTATGAACTCGCGCCTCGGGAAGTGCCGCTCATCGAGATCCTGAAGGAAGGATACCTTTCCAGCCAACGAACTGCAGATCCGGTCGAGCGCGCCCTCCCGCAGCTCGCGATTCTCGAATAGCGCATCGCGCGGCACTTTGTCGCCGGGCTCCACCAGATAGTTGATGAACTCGGCTATCTCCTCCGGCGCATTGTTGATGGGCGTTGCCGACATCGACACGAGACGCACGCTGGGCACTGTATCAAGCACATACTGAATGGCGAGCCCGCGATTATTCTTTACTTGCGCGTTATAGGTCTCGTGCACCTCATCGGCAATAATCAGCGCGTTTTCGAACTGCTTAAGTATGCTGCGGTTGACTACCAGTTTGCCCGCGGAAACGGCCCGCTCGACGGCGACTTCGGGCAGCACGCCCGAGTCCGCAGCGGCGACAACATCGTCGATTTCCTTTCCCGAAGATATGAACAGCTTGTTCACGAACTCGTCATACCCAAAGAACTTGAAGAAGCCGCCGCGCGATTTCTGGGTAATGCGCCGCTTCAGCTGCGTGAAGAATTCCTTGTAGCGCTTCAGCGAATCCTCGTCGCCCGTCGACAGCGTTTCCCGCCGATAGCGCTCGAGTTCCTCGCGCTCGGCGAGGCTGATATAGCCGAATTTCGGGTCCTTCAGCAAGTCGCGAAAGAAGGCGCTGCGTGTGCCCCCGAAGCCGAACACGAACACGGACGGCGTCGTGATGTTCGGGTCGCGCCAATCCGTGCCGCTGTAGACAGTGCGGTATAGATTGACGAACTCCTGGGCGATCCCAATTGCGGCGTTCGTATTGTGCGTGATTAGGCCGTCGCCGAGCAAGAAGCGCCCATTGCCGCTTAGTGTAAACCCGAAGTATTCCTGCGGCGCTATTGAGAACACGCGGAAGCCGACGAAGCGGGAGCTGACTATGCGCGACCCAGGCCCCGTTATGAGAATGCGCATCTTTGCGTCCCGCAGACTCTCCTGAATGCGGAACATTCGCCCTGCCTCTATCTCGACGGGCACACTGGGATCCTCCTCGAAGTAGACAGTCAGTGGGTGCGCGTCATTACATGTGAACATCGAATAGCCGCCGATCGGCTCCCCATACGCGATGCTGAATGCCGGCCCAGTCCCGCGACATGTGCTCAGGACAACGGTCTCCCGATACTCGTCGTCGTAGAGCACATCGCCGATGCGGACTCGATGTGCCGGCACGCAGTGGGGGTCCCCTCGGCGGCCGCCGCTGGTCGCCAACATGACTGACACATTCGCGCCGAGGCACTTGCCGGTATTGTGCATCACGAGGGAATCCCATCCCAGAAACTGGCCGTTTCCGCTCAATGTGAACCCGTAGTAATCGCCCATGCCGACTTGCCGCAGGCGGAAGCCCGTACGCTCGATGACAGGCCCGGGCAGCGCCCTGTAGGCGTCGCCCAGCTCCCAAAGTGTCGCATTGAAGCGCTTGTTTTCGTTCTGGATATAGAACGCCTGCCCAACGCGCATCAGGACTGGGCGCCCGCGATTAATAAGGCACAGAATATGATCCTCATTGAACGTGTATCTGGCCCCTCTATCGAGCGGGCAGAACTCGTACATCATCTGCCGCCCCCGGCACAGAGCGAGAATGCGCCGCGGAGTCGCCCTGTCGTCGCCCATAAGTTCGTCGCCGACAATCAGATTCTCGACCGCGCAAGTCGACCCGTCGAACATCATCAGCATTGTGCCCGCGGCATGACAGCCAGTCGAATGCATTAAGTGGAAGCGCTTAGCGCTCGATGTCGGCCCGGCATAGTTCCGGTCGAAAACCTGGTGTGAATGCAGTTCGCCAACACTCAAGATCGGATTCGACTGCGCGAGGGCGGCAAGCGCGGCCGCTGCCTCCGGGTCGCGAGTTATTCGCCAGTCGTTATCGGCGGGCACGAAGAGCTGGGCAAACTCTTTCCGCCGATGGAGATCAGCGATCAATTCCGGATCGGATTGCGACTTGTAGCTCATCCGGATCAATATATATTCGCATATGGATTATCTACAAGATATCAGCGATTTCGTTGATGCCCTTGACGACTACGGGCGCCCATGCGCCGATCAGGCGTCGCGTGCGGCCGCCAACTCGGTGCTCGACTCCCTGCCGGCCATCGAGGAGCGGATGGCGGCGATTCTCCATAAGCTCCAGGACAGAATGGCTGCTCTACGGGCCTTCAGGGCGGCCGCCTATGTGCCGCAGGAGGCCGAGCCTTCAAGTCCGGCCCCGAGCGCCGATGGCTGGCTGGTTGTCCGCCGGCGGCGCCGCCACCCGCCGGCCGAGCGCAGGCACCCCAGCATCGATATTGCCCCCGGAATCCGCCTCGATTGCCGAATCATCGGCGACATTCGCGAGGTCCCGCAGGATGGGCACCTATACTACGACCAGCGCCTCCAGCGCTTCGGCCTGCGCATTAACGGCGTGCTTCTCCACGGCAACATAGGCATTGTCTATGGGGGCGAAGCAATCCCGGAAAAAATAAAGGATTGTAAGGTCTGTGCGATGTGCGATCCGGCGACATGCACATACTATCACGACCCAATGAAATGCTCATCCTCTTCCGATACCCGCAACTTCATAGCCTCGAGCTGGTTATACTCGCCGTGCCGCTCATCGCGCAAGGACTCGGGCGCCTATCGAGTGCGCAAGCTATCGTCTAGGGAACGCTTATCGGCCGACATACCTGCGATTCATCCTTCGGAGGTGCCGTACTACAACGAACAGCTGATGCACGACATTCTGTGCGGGCTTGTAATGAACCGCTATGTTCCTTCGGCGCGGAGGCACTTCTAGCGCGCCGCACATAATGCACAACTCGCGTCATAGCCGTCCTTAAGCGCCCATCCGGCTCATCGTACATATCCACCTGGGAAAGGGGAACCCAACGCACGTTATATACTTCGCAAATCTGCTGGTTGTTGTTGAGGCTCACTTTCGGCTTGATAGAGCGCGTCGTGAAGGCAATGAAGTAAGTCGTATCGTAAACACGCCCATTCTCGCGGATAACCTGCCGAAATGTGCCGCCCATGAGGCGATATGCCGACTTGGGAACCCCCGTTTCCTCGTAGAACTCGCGAATCGCGCAGTCGATTGGGTATTCCTCGGCGAATTTCTTTTTTCCTTTGGGGATTTCCCATATGCGTTCACGTGAATCTGTGTGCTGAATAAGCCGCCGTAAGCGAGCCCCGCCGTCGGCGGCGAAGCTGTCGTTGAAGCGCGCCCGGAGCATCGCGAATGTCGCCTTCCTCGGCCCATCCCCGCCGCTCAGCCAAACGTGGTACCACAACTGCTGGAAGTTGAAGCTCAGGATATCGATCTTCTCATCCAGTGTCATCGCGGAGAACATCGCGGATAGCGCCCCGTCGTCGTGCGGATTGTATTTGCCGTTGACGAACTCGAAGAAGGCGTACGTGTATCTCTTGCTTACGAGCAGCACTTCGATCGCGCCGCCGGGGCCCCTTCGGCAACATGCGATTCCGGACGAAAAGCGAGTCGCATTACTCATCGTAGCCGCAATTTCGAGCAGGAAATTGAAGCTTACGGAAACTTCTATATTAATCGAGATATGGACGCTTACATTAACGAGAACGCCAGCGGTCCGCGCCAGTATTCGCCCGAGTGGTACGCTATTCGCGACTGCGTCGGCGGAAGTGAGATATACGACATCATGCACAAGCAATCCCTGGCCGACTGCGCCGCGTTCATCCGCCGGAAAGTCGGCGCCCAATCGAGCGGCGGCAGCGTCGCCATGGGCTGGGGATCCGTCTTCGAAGAAGTGCTATGCGAGATGATCGAGATCTACCTCGATGTGCGCGTTGTGCACAGATCGCGCTGTTTCCTTGCGGGCGGCATCCGCTATTCGCCCGATGGCTTCATCAACTTCGACGGGACTGACCTGCTGCTCGAGATGAAGAACCCGTTCAGCCGCATCCCAGACGGCACGGTTGACACGAAGTATGAGGCCCAGATGCAGTGCGGGCTCAAAGTGATTCCGTGCGTTGATCACGCGCTCTATGTCGACGGCCTCTTCCGCAGGTGGAACCCGGCGACCGAAACCATCACGCCGCTCCTGAGGCAGCCTCCGCCGCCGGCCGGGTGCCGAGAGCCGCTGTATGCCGGCTATCTCGGGTTCTATGCGCGCTCGGCTGAATACGAGTTCCGGGCCCTGCATACGCCCATAGACTTCGGCGACAAGACCAATGACCCGGTCCTCTGCCGCATTCTCGTTAACGTGCGGGAGGCCTGCGCCACGACGCATTCGGGGCGCGACTCGCGGCCCGCCCAGTCGCCCGATGATCTGATGCCCACAATTCGCGACGACGATTCGGGGCGCGAGCTACCGCTTATCGGCTACATGCCGTGGGCCCTATACGATATGCACATGGTCGATGTGTATCGGAATCCCAACTTCTTCCATCCCGGAACATTCAAGCTGATCGGGGACATTACGAAGGCAATCCGCGAGATCGCCTCCGAGCCGAATCCGGGCCAGCGCGACGCGCTACTCGCGACTCTGGCCGAGAAAAAAAGGGTCCGCAGAGCGCTCAGCTACTCGGAAATTGAGAGCGGCTTTATCTGATCATCACTCTACGCGCGCCTCACAATACCTATAAGCAATCTCAAGTCCCGTCGTCTCCGACAGCCTCGTTATCTTGATCACCATGCCCGGCTTGAATCCCATCCACAGCGCCATCGCGTCGACATTTGCGCCCCCGGCGATCAGCTTCGGAAAGCTCGTGGGCGCCACATGATACTCGCGACAGAACTTATCAATCTCGGCGCCCTCCGCAATCTCGTGCCGCGGCACACTTACATGTCTCGGCACCTCAATGGCGAACGCCGCGTAAGTCGCGAATAGCGCGCTGTAATCGGGGCCGTATTTTTTCCCGATACTCTCGACATTGCGCTTGATATGCGTCGACGGCGCCTGGCCGCCCACAATAATGATCTCGATTGGGTCGCCCTTCTTCGCCGAACGTGCCCCATTAATGAGCTTCCAGAAGTCGGCCGACTTCGTGATGTACTTGCTCCCGTCGGCGGCAAGAATCACGTAAATGAGGGCCGCGCCGCGAGGGTCCCTGGCGCCCCTCGTCGCCTGCACGACGACATATTCATCGACGTTCAGGCGCTGGGCGAGGACGTCCTCGCTCATTTCCGCGCCCATTGACGCGGGATCGGCGCCCCTATAAACACACATTTTCCGCAGATTAACGTATACTTTGTGAAGGGCGAAGTCGGACGTATCCATGGTTATATATTTGATTCTGCGCAACTTCACATTTCCGGATTATTTAATTTTCGCGTGAGGTGGATTTTGCCTTGGCTAATATATATCATTTCCGGCGCGATGAACAACAACATAGCAGGCGACATTGAGGGGGCGTACCATGGCGGAGGCTTCATGGACAACTTCAAGAACTGGGTCGGCGATAAGCTCGGCATTGGCTCCCAGTACCGCACTATGGTAGCCGTGCTTGTGGTCGTAATTATCGTTCTCCTCCTCTACATGTGGTGGTCGCGCAAGAAAGAGGGTCTCGAACGCGGCGGCGCGGTTGCTCTGCGCATGCAGAAGTCGGATGAAGTAGGTCGAGAATACCTAACGGACTATGCCGCGCTGAACGCATACAAGTCCGATCCTACTGGCTTCTGCGCAGGTGTAAAGCCCACACAAGGGCGCGCATGGGATTATCTCGTTGCGGAATCGGCGAAGGAGTCGGCACAGGACAATACGACTCTGCTGGCCCACGCCGACGACAATCTGCTTTCCCAGGCGATCCAGGGGCATTAATGCGGCCCTTCACAACCGACTCTTTTTTTGCTGTGTCAGATATACGTGAACTAACTATACCGGAAATGGAGAACGTCCAGGCGCCTCAAATTCCACTGCTCGAGAAAGTGCGCACTTATGCTCTGGGGCACAAGATGATCGTGGCGGCCATCGTAATCGTCGTCATTCTGCTGGTCATCTACTACGTGCGCCGCCGACAGCGTGGCCCGTCTCGGCGCCGATCGCGGGGGGGCGATGATCTCGACAAGCTTATCGCGCGTATCGGCCCAGCGGAAGTAGTGCGCGTCGATGTCGACGGCGGCGATGACTGCGGCGACAACGGCGACGGCGGCAGCGATGGCGGCGATAGCGATGCCGGCAGCGGCGACGAGGGCGGCGACCCGAACCAGGACGTAGGCGGCAATGACGAATAAATTTGAAGGCGCCTGGATTATCATACGCAATGGAGGATAGGCTATTACTCGAGAAGTACCCCATTCTTACTATCGAACAGCATATCGGCGAGAAGGACATGTGGGCAGGCAGCAAGGAGCGCATTGAGGCAGCGGAATGGTTGTTCGCGCCATCGCGGCCCGCGCTCGCCGTCATGAGCAAGATCGCATATAGCCCTGCTCTGCTCAAGTGCGTCGACGAGCCGCTCGTGAACGCCATAGACCACGCCATTGCCTCCGGGACTGTCCGGTACATAAACATCGCGCTTAGCCGCGAATCGGGCGAGATCTCGATCGCGAACGACGGCGAGGGCATTGAAGTCGCCAGACACCCGGCGAATGGGCAGTGGATCCCCGATTATCTATTCGGCACGGTTCTGTCCGGGTCGAACATGAAGAAGGCCAAGGATTCGGTTATCGGCGGCGTGAATGGAGTCGGAGTGAAGATCACGAACATTCATTCCCTGCAGTTCAGGATTAGGACCCTCGATTCGCGCCGCGGCCTGCTCTATTCCCAGCGATGGGAATCCCACATGTCCCGGCGCTACGAGCCGCGCATTGGCCGCCCAGCCGCGGGAACGGAGGGCAATCAGGCGGGCACAATGGTCTCGTTTATCCCCGATTATGTAGGCACATTCGCCTATAAGTCTCCCGCCGAAGCCGCGGCCGAACTCGAGAACCTGATCTTCACGCGCGCTGTCTACGCGGCGATCTACGTGCCGAACGTGAGCATTGCGTTCAATGGGGTCCCAATCGCCGCCACAATCGAATCCGTGGCCGCCGGAATATTCCCCACTCTCATGGGGAAACGCAGGGCCTCCGTAAGCCCGGCCATTCGCTGCTTCGATGTTTCCTCGCGAATCGCCGGCAGAATCGCTATCAGCGCCTCTGTCGACCACTCGTTCGCAATTAGCGTTATCAACGGCGTCGTCGTGCGGCACGGTTCCCATATCAAGCGCCTGACCGACACGCTCAAGAGCGCCCTACGCGCGAAGATCGCGAGCATGATCAATGGCGCCGCGACTATCGATTCCGCGCAGATAACGAAGCGCTTGGCTATAGTCGCCGTGCTGAAGGTGCCTGGAGCGGGCTGGTCGAGTCAATCGAAAGATTATCTTTCGGTTTCCGCGCCCCTGCTCGCCGGCCTCGTTGTTCCGGAATCGATTATCGACGAACTCGCCAAGGACATATTCCCGCTAATCGCGCCGAAGATCGACGGCCTCGACATCGCGCCCCGGGCGCGCCGCTCGGCCAAGGTCGACGTTCCCGCCGACAAGTACGTGCCCGCAAAGTTGGCCGGCACGCGCTATTCGGCAAGATGCCGCCTGCTAGTCGCCGAGGGCAACAGCGCCATGGGGCAAGTGAAGACGGGCATCGCCAATGTGCTTGGCGCCGACTACTTCGGGGCCCTTTCGCTCGGCGGCGTCATCATCAACTCGCGGAAAGAATCGTCTGTCGTCGGCACGACCGAGGACGGCGATAACGTCTTCTACAGAAGCAAGAAGATGCTCGCGAATCTGTTCATGAACAACATTGTCGCCGTTCTCGGCCTCGACTTCGCTCAGCGCTACGAGAATCCGGCCGACCGCAAGTCGCTGCGCTACGGCGGCATTATCGCCTGCGTCGATCAGGACTACGATGGAGTGGGCAACATATTCAGCCTCCTGCTCAGCCTTTTCGAGCGCTTCTGGCCCGGCCTACTTGCCGCCGGCTATGTACAGAGGATCGCGACGCCCATAATCCGCGCGTTTCCGGCCCGTGGCGGCGCTGTTCTCGAGTTCTACAATGACGACGAATATCGCCATTGGGAGCGCGCAGTGCGGCCGGGCACATACAAGATCGAATACTACAAGGGTCTCGGCACGAATGATCGCGACGAGATCCTGCAGGTCTACAAGACCATGGATTCCCGCACGCTGACATATCGGCCCGATGAGCGCGCCCATGATTACTTCGAGATCTACCTGGGCGCTAATCCGGACTTACGGAAACATCAGCTCAGCCAGCCGCCCTTGCCGATCGAGGATGTGGCCCAGCAGGAAAGGGCAATCGCGGCGAGCCGCGAAGTCCCCTGCAGCTATCATCTTCGGCACGACGCCGACGCGTATCAGCGGGACAATCTCGAACGCAAGCTCGATAGCGCCGTTGACGGGCTCAATCAATCGGCGCGGAAGATCCTCAACGGCTGTTTCCGCGCGTTCGCCAAGGGAAACCCCAAGATGAAGGTTTCCCAACTCGCCGGGCACATCTCGAAGACCGAGAACTACCATCACGGCGAAGAAAGCCTCAGCAAGTCAATCTCGCGAAAGGCCTTCGTCGCCGTGGGCGGCAAGCAATTGCCCCATCTCGTTCCCCTGTCGAGCTTCGGCACCCGCGCGGAGGGCGGCAAGGATGCGGCCAGCGCGCGCTACATCAAGACGAAGCTTAATAGCCACTTAACCGATGTTCTCTTCCCGCCCGACGACTATTCGCTGCTGGACTTCAACATCGACGAAGGCAAGCGCGGCGAGCCGGCCTTCTTCGTGCCCATCATCCCCCTGGCGATTATCGAATCGTCGGAGATTCCGGCCCACGGCTGGAAGATGAAGGTCTGGGCGCGTGAGGTAATGGACGTGATCGCCAATGTGCGCCGCCTGATCAACACGCGACCGGCCTCCGGTTGCCCACTGACTGCGCTCATGATGCCGATGCGCCCCTGCGTGTTTCCGCTTGGGCAGCAGGCCCTCGACTTCGTGGCCAGCGGCGCGCCGGCCGAACAGGCGGCCTTCGACATCGAGGCGGGCTACAGGGTCGTTTACGACGGCACGGGCGCGCCGGCCGCGGCGCATATCTGGAAGGGCCGCATTCTCGAGCTGCTGCGTGGGCGCTCGGCCTGGGCAGTCGGCGCTTATCGCCGGGTCGACAAGGACAACATTATCATCACCGAACTGCCCCTTTGCCGGTGGACAGTGCCCTATGTTCAGGCCCTCGAGAAGAAGGCGAAGGCGGCCGATGAGGGCATCCAGGCGCTTGTCGATCGCTCGAGTGATCGGGACATCCACATTGAAGTGCGGTTCTCGCCGGACTTCCTCGATCGGCTGCTCACCTCCGACAGCGATCCGGAAACGGCATGGGACCCAGTGATCGAGTATCTCAAACTGCGCGTGCGCATGAGCGATAATCTCAACTTCATGCTCCATGATCACAGGGTTCATAGCTTCACTTCCTATGCGGAGGTCGTGGCGTACTGGTATCCGTTCCGCAAGGAGCTATATGCCCAGCGCATAGAGCGCCAGCTTGCGATTCTGTCCCTGTGGATAACATACTACAACAACGTGATCCGCTACATCGACGAGAATCCGCCGGTTAAGGGACTGCCCATTGCCGACGCGAAGGCGCTTCTCGAGTCGCGCATGTACACGAAGATCGACACGGGCAAACTCCGGGCGCTCAGGTGCGTTCGCGATGTCCGCGCCGCCGTACTTGGGCCCGCGGCCTCGTTCGATTACCTGCTAGACCTACGCGACCGCGACCGAACGGCAGAGGGCCGCGAGACCTTCGCCTCAGCCCGCGAGCGCAGGAAGGCCGCCTGGGGCGCGTTGACGGAGCAGCGCGACGGCGGCCTATTCCCGGGAGCGCGATTGTGGCTGCGCGAGCTTGATGCCCTTGAGGAGGCAATCCGCCACGGAAGGCAGACGGAGTGGCGCTACGACGAGTACGGCAAGTTCACTTTCGGCGGCCAATAAGCGCCTGATTTTTTCCTCGAATCGCGGCCTTGCATAGAAGGAAAAAGTGAAAGGATATATAGCCAATATAAGCATGGCTGAGCGGCCGGCCGATGTTGTTGTGTCGCCAGTCAAGATTACTGTCGATAAGCCGACCGTGAACAATCCCGCGGTGGCCGGGCTACTTCCGACGACGACATTCGCGACGCGCTTCGAGTTCATTGTCAAGGGCATTAACAACGCAATCGCCAACGCGATTCGCCGTACTGTCTACATGGAGCTGCCGAACTACTCGATGACGATCGCCCCCGGGACCTTCCGCTCGACGGACCCGTTCCTGCTGATCGACATGATAACCCGGCGCATTCAGCTAATCCCCATTCTCCAGTCGCCTTCCGATGTGCCCAGCGCGGCCTTCGAGCTCAACGAGACAAACAAGGGGAATTGGCCAATCGACATTACATCGGCCGCTCTTCGAGCTCGAAAGGGCCCACGGGGCCGCATCTTCAACGACACGTTCGTTATCTGCACTCTGCAGCCCGGAAAGAGTCTGGCCTTCTCCGCGACAGTCGAACAGGGGCGGGGCATATCCGACGCGCGATTCGCGACTGTGAGCAAGGCGGTCAGCATTCCGATTGACCAGCGCCCAATCAACCAGTTCGACGCGCGTGAGCGTGAACCTTGGCTTCCAGAGAACGATAAGGCGACTTATGTGCGGTCGTGTAGCGCAAGTCATCCGCGGAATTACTTGATGCAGTTCGAATCTCACGGCACGGAAGATCCGATTGCGCTCATCGCGCGGGCATGCGCTGATCTCCAGAGGCGCCTTGATGCAGTGCTCGCCGTCGAGCCGCAGATATATCAAGATCAGGACCTGAAGACGATCACGATACACGGCGAGACCGCAACGATCGGCAATCTGCTTATGAGATGCTGCCTTGAGGTGTATCCCGGGATTCCGGCGATTATCTATGCCGTCGACGACCGGACTGACACGCTGAAGATCTCGATCCGCACTGACGATCAGGTCGACAAGGTCATGGCGGCGACTGTCGGCTTCGCTAAGTCGCGCATAGCGGCGATCTCCGCGCAGCTCGTTCCCGCCCGCTGAACGGGACTTGAAGGAGAATTATTTTTTCATATATATCATGCTCGAGCTCATCGTTCATCCGGGGATTCCCTCGAAGGAAGTGCTTCTCTTTATCGCCAAGAATAAGGCCCGATTCCGTGGCCAGCAGATCCGGATTCATCGGGTAGAGGCGGACGGAGTCGCGTCGGCCGACACGGTCGCCGTGATGCGCCGCCGGGGCATCAAGAAGCTGCCGGCTTTGATCTTGCCGGGCGGCAAGGTCGTGGTGGGGCGCACGAAGATTATCGGCATCCTCCGCGGCTCAGGGCCTCGCGAATGTGCGCCGCCCGAGAACATTCCGCTCACAGGGGACCCTTATGAAGATCATGTTCTGCGGATGTCCTTCTCCATGGGTTCGGATGGGCGCCCAATGCCGATCTCCGAAGGCGGGCGAACGGGCGGCCCACGGGCGCCGAACAGCGACGCGATGGACGGGGACGACCGCCTGACTCCCGAGCAGGCGGCGGTCGCCATGGATAGATATCGCCGGGATAGGCAGCGGCGGCATATGCCCGATCTCTGCCGGGGCGGCGCGGCGGCCGCCGACGACGGCGGCGCGGACGCGGGCGCAGGCGACGCTATAGGCGAGGGAAATGGAGGCCCAACAGACATTTCCGACAATATAGCGCCGCCCCCGCAGAGGGCACCAGCGCCAGCCAATAGGCCCCCACGCTCGGCCGGCACGGCAAAGGTGGAGTTCACTGATGAGCTCATTGATAGGCAGCTTGCTGAGTACGCTGAATATCCGACCGCCACTATTTAGGGGCTGCCGAGCGAGAACTATACGTGCTCATGGAACTCCCGCAGATATCCCCGACCGACAGCGCGGCTGTGCTGGCCGACAAGTTCGTGTCGACGGCGGCCCGAATGATCAGCTTCATCGCGGCGCAAATGATGGAAGATGCGGATATAATCCGCTTTGAGCCCCTCCAGCGCCGATTCAGTCTCGCCCGGCGAATCAGCACGTCAGAAGCGCTGATTCAGCGGGCCGGCCCCGTTCTCGTGCGCTTCCAGGCGCCGATTCGGGCGCAGGACGAGAAGTTCTTCGCCGCGCTCAACATTGCGAGTGTGATCAAGAATCCCGATGATCTTGCGATTATCGGGCCGTTCCTCGAGAGCATGCAGGGCAAATATACGGGATTCCCGCTTCGGGCGCGCAAGGAAGTGTTTCGGGCAATGAAACATCTATTGAGCATTTATGCTTCATATTATACTGCCTGCGCGGATGACAACTAGAGTTATCAAGCGGAAGACATCCCTTATGGGCTCGAAGGAGGACAGTGAGCGCGCCTCGGGGATGTTCCTCGACATGATCCGTTCCGGCGGCGATATCAAGGTCGCTTTCCCCCGATACAAGATCATGATCGGGATTCTGACGAAGACCGCGAGCCTCCTCGAGTTCGCGATCACGACGGCTCTGGTCCCGGAGGGCGCCGAAAGCCTCCTCGGAAAGGAGATCGCCGTATTCGCCCGCGCGATTACGGCGCGCGTCGACAAGGCGACCAATGCGATTCGCGACTCGGAAGGAAAAGTCCTGGAGGCGCCCGAGCAAACGACGGCGGATGCGTTTATTCCCCTCTATCAGGAACTGAAGGAATCGCATGAGATCCGGCAGCTCATACTGTGCTGTGATAAGCTGCAGCCCTACAAGGCACACATTGCCGACAAGGATCACCTGGATGGGACGTTCCTCGACGAGATGCCGGGCGTCTCGTTCGTCCCGTTGGGCCCGTGTCCTAGCCTTAATGTGAAGGACAAGTATATCGCCGCGAAGACGGACGCAATCAAGACGCTTGTTCTTATCTTCCTTCATCGCCTATATGAAGTCGGCATGGCGCTATACAACGAATACACGGCGCCCGATATCAATGTTGCCGAATTCGTCGACGTCGTGCGCTCGAGCATTTCCAACCTGAAGAAGATACCCGAACTCAGCAGGTGCGCGGCCGCCTTCAAGAAGATAGAGGAGAGCATGGATCTGCTGAAGGGAAACTTCGGCCAATACTACATGGACTTTGTCGAGTCGCGGTCGCCCACAGTGATACTCGAGAACTTTGTGCTCGACATTTCCAAGACGACAGAGGCGAACGCCGTGCTCGTTGGGCAATTCCGCAAGATCATCGGCTTCTATCGCAAACAGCGCCACAAGATCAACGATCCGCAGCTGAATTTCCTATTCGACCAGTTCAACGCGAAGTATGCGGCCCTCGACGCCGAGGCGACTAATCTGGCGGCGAGCCGCGAGAGCCGCACCGACGAGTAATGGCGGGCGGTAAGCGCGGGATTACTTTTTTGTTGGCGCGACTAATATACTGCGGGATGGATGACAGAGGCATACTGTTCGTGCTGATACTCGCCATGATATTGTTCGTAATTCTATCCGTGTCGACGCGCGACATGTTAACCTTGCTCGCGCTGGCGGCGATTCTCTTCTTCGCCATGCGCGGAAAAGCGGGGCCGAAAGTCGCTGCCGGCGATACGGAATCCGCCCCCGCGGCGGCGGAGACGGCGCCCGCGGCGGCGCCGGCGATAACCCCGAAGGAAATGCCGGTCGAACATAGCCTGGATGAGTTGCCGGCGACCACCGATTGGGTCCCAGAAGCGCCCATCGCGCTCACCCTTGATGCCGCCGGCGCCTACCACGCGATCCGCCGGTCGCGCGACAAGCGCATGTGGGACTCTATTGCGTCGCGCACCGTAGACTTCTATCGGCGCTATTTCGACGACGAGTTCGACCGCAACGAGAACAGGATATGGTGGGAAGCTCCCGATTACCCGATTGACTGCTGAAAAAAAGAAGTTGTGAATATACATGCAGCAGCAGAGGCGTACTGTGATTGCCCCGGGAAATGAGGCAGCTAGATTGGCCCAATTAAGGCGGCAACAGCGCCCAGGCGTTCCCCTCTCGCCCGCGATCGTATACGTTCGCCCTCAGCAGGGGGCCACGGCGAGCGGGAATATGCCTTTCGAAGTTCAATCGGCGCCCATCGCGCATGGGGCCCCCGCGCCCGCGAAGGCAGCGTTGGCGAGGTCAGCCCCGCCCCCGGCAGCAAATCCGGCGCCTGCGTCGGCCCCGCCGCCAGTCGGAACAGGGGCGGGAACGGGAGCCGCCGCCCAGGGCCGCAAGGTGGGCCCCGCCTGTCCGCCCGGGCGAATAGTGCCGGCCGACAATATTGCGGTGCCCGAATCGTTGGCCCTAATGAACGATGTAGATTACTCGGAGTACTTCCGCAATGTGATTAATCAGTCGATGGCCACTGATACCGCCTTCCTTAATCCAGCAGGGATCGTTCCGCTGAAGCCACCGCCGACAGTCGCGCAGCAGGCATTCTCCTGGAATGATGTCCCCATTGGGCATTCCGGAATCGACGATGTGCGCGTCTACTTCGATACCTTGCCGCGCAGCCTATATAATGGGTTCCCGACTGGCGAAGTCGCGATTCAGTTCGCGGAGCTCGCGCCCGGAGTGTCAGTGCCCGAACGCGTATCGAAGATCACAGTACACGAGTTCCTATTCCCAAGGATATTCAGGACGCCACTCGGCGCCTTCGACTACTTCTACTTCCGGCGCGCATTCCTGACGATGCTCTTCATTCCGCCTCAGCAGTCGGTGATGGCGACAAGCGCGACCTTCGCCTTCACATTCGAGCTCGTCGTTAATGACTTGAACTCGAGCGCTGTGCGCCTGACTCCGCTCGAGCCGACGTTCAGCCTTCCGCAGCCAATTACAATGTCCGGCGACATCTCCCTGCGCTTCCAGGTGCAGGATCCGCGCGGGGCCTTCATTAGGTGCCCAATTCCGCCGACGCGCATTCGCGTACAGCGGGTCGGCGCGGCCGCCGCCAACACGACGTTCCAGATCATCGACGCGACGGACATATCGGCAATTGCGCCCCTCGGCGCAGCGTGGGGAGTAGCGGTCTACTTCGTCGCCGAGAACGTGGCGAATCCGGCGCTGGCCGCGATAGTCGAGAACGCAGGAGGATACACGACGAGCAATTACGTCTACTTCACTCCGCCACTGATCCCTCCGCCGCCCCCGCCGCCGCAGGTCGCCGGCTTCCAGTTCACTGTGGACGCGAATACGCTGGCCTTCCCGATCGCCCCGGCGATTGGCCAGGATACCTTCTTCGTGTTCGTGCCGAAGAATCGTGTCGCCCTTACGCTGCGCTTCTCGAAGATGCAGGCGACCAGAACGAATGATCTTGTTCCTATACATTCATAAGCGCGATGAACTCGCTCGATATCATCCCGCTGATAGCGACAATAGAAATGGCCGAATTCGAGCGCCGAGGCGGCCGCAGCCTTTTCCGGCTCGGCGACTTGGCGGCGATGGCGGCGGCGCATAGAGAGGCCCACCGGGCACTATCCCCGCTGTTGGCCGCCATCAAGCGAAAGCGCGCCGCCGACCTGCGCCGAATCGCGAATAGCGATTTGCTGCTGCGCCTAACGCGCCCCATTATTATGCGCTATAAGCCGTGGGTGAGCGCGATTGTCGCGACCGGCGCCGCCGACCACTTGGCCGCGCGAATATGTATCGAGCTCGACCACGGCGAGCTCCTGTTCTACTATCCGCTCGGCTGGCCATCTCGCTTGCGGAATCCGTGTATCGCCGCGATTGATTCGCTCACTATATGGGTCTCGGAGATCAGCGGCACGGCGCCGATGCCCACTATTCGGCCGACAGTGGTGTCCGCGACGAACTCGAATATCCGCGTTTCCTTTCGATACTTGGAAACCATGCCGAGCACGCTCACGTTCGGCAAGCTGGCGCATGAAGGATACACTTACGTCGCGGAGAACAAGAGGCGAGCGCCGCCGATAGTGCGCCTGGAGGGAAGCGACCTCGATGATTTGCCTTCGCGGAAGGGGACGCAGGCGGCCCTTTCGATGATCGCCGATGTGCTGCGCGCGGACATGCGGATGGGCGCCATCAATGATTATCCTGGAGACGGCGCGTGGTATCTGATGTTGCCTTGTCAGGTTATCGGAGGAGTCGCATTCCGCTTCACTATATTCTCGCTAGCCAATTAACGCTTGGCTTCGGCCGTGAGGATGGACTTCGCGATTAGCTCATAGTCGCGATCATCCAGGGGCAGCGGGCGACTAGCGCGGACGCGCGGATCATAGACGAATATGTCGACGCCGAATATGTTGGCCGGATTCAGCACGTAATGGTAGGTCATCGCGCCGATCTTGAAGGTCTTCGCTTCGATCCGCTTTTTTTCTATTGGCGCGCACGGGTCGATCGCCGATATGTCGCGGACGAGGCTATCACTGAAGAGGCGCGTTCCTGTCGGCGCGCAGACTCGGCAAGAGGGGCCGGCATTGATAACGCACTCGATGGAGATCTCCTTCAGGGCGCGCTCGAATGAGCTGATTAGCTCGCGGCCGGCGACGGAAGAGTTGTAGAGCTCCATGTCGCTGGTATCCTCGAGCGCCTTCATGCCGGGCGCCGGCTGCGCGTCGGCCGGATGGGACGCAATGTAGATGTATACGGCGACGTCGCGCTCGGTCGGGGGAAGTGTCGAATGGGACCCATTGCGGATGGCGCGCGCCTTGACTTGCTGGATCCGATTGTAATTCCAATAGGGCTCGAGAATATGCACATGGCGAATATTCTTGAGATCTATGCCTTCCGCGCCGGTCGCCGAAACAAGGAGCATCTCGATCTTGTCGCCGTGCGCATTATCTGGGTCCGTAAAGGCGCGGATTATCTCCGTGCGGATCTCGATGGGCACGCCGCCACTGATGACAGCGAACCTGCGGGCCGGGCGCACGTCGCTGGGCCGACCGGCAACGGCGAGCGGCGGCTGGGGCCGCGGCGCGTCGGCCTTGCGCTCGATCTTCGGCGACGTATCGGCAGTCTTCCGCTCTCCCCTCGGCGATGTATCAGCAGACGATTCCTCGGCCTTGTGCTCTTCCTTCGGCGGTGTATCAACGGCCGGTTCCTCGGCCTTCCGTTCGCTCTTCGGCGAGCCTTCCGCCGGTAGCGTATCGGCTTCCGGTGGCGCTATATTGCCCTCTTCTGCGGGCAGAGCGTTCGCTTCTTGTTCATCCCCCGCCGGCTTCGCTGGGGGAGCGCCGTCGGCGGAGCCCAGATAAGCGCGCGTGAATTCCTGATAGCCCTTCTGCACTAGATACTTGCCGAACGAGGCCAAGCCGCCGAGGCCCACAAACTGGGAATATAGCAGCCCGAGTTGCCCGCGGTGCTTCTGCATGCGCTCGAAGACCGCATCATACTTCGCGGATTCCACTGTGATCTCCGAAAGTGCCTCGAGGGCGGCCTGCCGCGCCGCGTCGGTATCGGCGCCGAACTCGGCGATTCTGATGCGCAAGTTCTCCGGCGGGCAATAGTTGCCGAGTTGCCGGCTATGGACGCGGTAGCTCGATTCGAATTCCGCGCCGGGTTTCCGCAGGGCAACGTCGACTTTGCCTATCTGCAGGTGCCTGGCCATCTCCATTACGCCGAGCCGCCTTTCCGGAGGGGCGCCGCCGACCGTAGTGCGTTCCCTATCGCGCGCCGTCATGTAGGCGGCATACTGGTCTTTCGTCATGGGCACGCGCACTATCTCCGTATCGAGCTCCTTCGGGAAGTCGACGCGCGGCAGTTCGCGGTCGGCGGAAGCCGTGGCCGCGGCAGCCTCCGCGTCGTCGGCGAATCGGCCGCGGCCCGGAGTCGACGTGTGGTCGACATGGGAAACAAGCCCGAACAAGCGGTTCTGGAACTTCTCTCTATTTCTGATGGTATGCGTTCGCTGATCGACAAAGTGCCGGTGGAAATCCTCGTAGTATTCGGGCAGCACAATGGACCCGGCGAGCATATTGAAGCATACGCTCAACTCGAATGGGTCGTTCGCGATTGGCGTGCCGGTAAGGAAGACTAACTTGATGTTCTTCGCGCGCATGATCATCTTGTAGAGACCCTCGGCATTCGCCGATCCGTTCGTCACGGCGCGGAAAAGGTTGTGCGCCTCATCGACAATGAGCAGCTTGTCATTGAGCTCACCCATCTGCATGACCTCGGATGCTTTCCGATCGATCACCGCGTCGTTGGCCGCGTCGTCGCCCGCGACTCCGGATGCGGCCCTGGACATCTGCTTCAGCATGTTCGAGGCGTTCATCGACACGAAGTCGAAGTTGCGCTCGACCCATTCGCGAATTGCGATTTCCGATGGGGGCATTGACGCGCCGAAAGTCTTGTCGATCTCGCTTCTGGCCTGACAATAATGGACTATCTCTCCTTTCATGTTCTCGGCGAGCGACTTGGTCAGGAGAACAATGACTTGCCTGTTCCACGCGGTACGAGGCTGCTTCTGGGCGCGCCGCCGAGCTGCGTCGCCGTGTATTGCGTCTACGGCGCCGCCAATGATCGCGCGCGGCTCATCGGGCACGGGCTGGTCGCGAATGGTCGCTATCGCAGGGGCGCTCTCCTGATTAACGACGGCCTGATTCAGCACCGATGTGCCCATCATGGCGTCGATCGCGATTGCCGCGGCGAGAAGGGACTTTCCCATTCCTGTACCATGGAAAACGAGGATTCCTCGGGCATCGGTCTGCGTGACGAAGTAGCGCACGAGGTTCTGGTGATAGAAGAGGAAATCATAGGCCGAGGACCACTTTGCCTCGCGCAGGAACTGGATTAGTTCGGTTGGGAAGTTGGTGTTGTTGCGATTCTGAATCGATAAGGCGGCCGTCGACATCAGCGCTGCTTATATATGGGCTACTATGCGGGCCTCGGAATGCCGGGGAAAAAAGAAACGGCGCCCAAGGGGAAATGCGCGGCCGTTCAGGTGGAAATACCGTGATTGTTCAGGAACACCCTAACCTTCCGCAGGTATATCTCGTCGAGGCCGATCTGGTATGCGATCTCCTTGGCGATAGATTGGTGTTGCCTATTGTTGAGCGTATTAATTAGGTCCTGCCGGTGTGCAGTTAACCACTGAAGTTGCTTCTTTGCTAGTTCTACCTCGTTGCTCGACATTCTTAATAATTAACGCGCACAGAATTCACTTTCTTGTGGAAGTGGGGGCAAAAAGATAATCCGGGCCCAGTGGACCCCGCAACTACCTTCGGAAGTCCTATTGCCGAGCTAACTGCGCCTCGAGTAGCGCAATGTTGGCGTCGGCCGTGGTAAGGGCTTCCTCGTAGAGCTCCTGGTCGTACCAGGGGCGGTTGTGATTGGTGCTGTTCTGCATTATTTTCAGACAGGCCTCGCGCGTGCGAATCTGTTGTTCTAGTAGCAGTCTCACTCTTACTTCACTCATCTTTGGAATAACTTAACGGGGAATCTTCAATTTTCCGCGGGAGCGGCGAGTGAGGTATTCCCGTGAGCCGATCGATCCAGCATGCGTTTGGAAATGAACAATCGCCTCAGGCGGAATGCCCATTCGCACTATTCCCGATAGAAAAAAGCTAATCAGTCCCGGGGGGGACTGATCAACCTTTCAGCCAATCATCCCCCGGCGCTCGTGCTGCGGGACGAATTAGCTTACCCAGAAATGAAAGGCCCGACTATCGTGTATACTATAGCCGTGAGCCTATCAATCCGCACCAGGACCCTCTCCCGTTCTTCTGCCGGAAGGTCTGGATTGAGCTCGAGGTAGTTGATTAGTTTTGTTAGCTGCTGATGATAACTTACAATGCTGCCAAACATTTATTTAGATATGCTTAGAGAAGCAATAATCAACTTTCTTCTCGCTCGGAGCACCGCGTGAAAAAAGCTAATCAGTCCCGGGGGGGACTGATCAACCTTTCAGCCAATCATCCCCCGGCGTTTACTCAACGGCGAGGGAGGGCGCAATTTCCTTACCAGCGCGAAGCGAGAGCCTGGAAGCTCTCGATCTCCGCGTTAACAAGGAATATTGAGCGGTGAATGGCGTCTAGAGCAATTTGACAGCGGGGATCCTGGAGCGCCTTGACCATCGCATCCCGCAGCTCTATCTTTTTGTTAATTATATTAGTTAGTTCGTCCGTTCTACAACTGCTCATTGTTATTTGATATGAATAGACCTACGAAATTCAATTTTCCATACCCCAGGGAAAAAGAAACCCTCTCTACGAGCAGAGGCGCCGCGTCTGGCGGCCGAGCCTCGCGATCTTCCTTTCGGCCCTCTCCACCTTCCTCATGAGTTTCTCGATCTCTTCGTCGCGTTCGAAGAGCATCGCCTGCTCAAGCTCCGCCTTGAGCGCGTCCAACTGATCTCTTACCGCTAGATAAGCCACGCTAAGCACTGCTAAATCGTGCTCGTCGTCGGATGCAGACATGTTGATTGATAATGATCCAGGGCGCCGGAATCAATTTTCCCACGCTTCCCAGCGAGCGGGAACAAAAAAGAGTTAAGACTCCCCGCGGGGAGTCCTAATCACTCTTTCGAATAACAATACCCCCTAGGCGCGTTCAGCCAACGCGAACTTACTTAATTCGGTAATTTACCCCCAAACCCCACCCCGGAAACCCGCTACACGGGCCTCAACGAGGATGAGATCTAAGGGCGCGCAGCCTGAGCAGCTGCTCCTTTACCGTTTCGAGTAAGAGTTCCCTGGTGAACCACCCCGGCGCCGCCCTGCCTCCGGACATCTCGTAGCTGATTTTGTAGACCAGCTCCCGGATCCGCCGCCTCGCCAGGGCGCGGGCCTCCGCCAGAGAGACGTTGCCATGGGGTTCCAGGAAGTCGTACCCATGGTGTTCCTGCTGAAGTTCCAGCAACAGGGCCTCCACTCTCTTGTACCAGTGGTCCACCCTCTCCTCGCTCATGGTCGCGAGCCGCTCCATGTTCTTCTGGACGCGATACCTCCACTGATCGTTCTCCACCGGTTCCTCCCTTGCGTGCCTGACCATCTCAGCTTTCAGTTGTTAGTTGTTGGTTGTTTGGTTGTTAAAGGATATTGTTATAAGTTTGGTTATGATTGGACGCCGGAAATTCATTTTTTGAGGCTGCGGGGGCTAGGGCAAAAAGATAACGGCGGCCCCGTGGGGAGCCCTCATTATCCTTACGAACAACTTATACTCCCTCGGCACGAATCCCCTCGCCGCTTACGGCCGTTTCCCCTGCGGCCCCGTAGCCTGCTTGGGGATCTGAATGTACCTCAGCGCCAGCATGCGCAGCCGCGCGTCGAGCCCTGGTGCGGCGCGTAGGAGGTAGCCGGGATTCAGCGAGCGATTGATGTAGTTTTGTAATGATACAATTTGCTCCTGCGTCTCGCGGAGCCTATCGGGCATTACTACTAGTTTTGCTGGGAGTTGTTGACTCATTGATTTGGAATATCTTGCCCCCGGAAATCAATTTCCCCAGCGCCTTTGGGGCCGGGAAAAAATTAGATCCCACTCCCACCAACACCACCCCCCAAGGACCACTTGCGCAGTCCTCAGAAGATAATGCTAGTAAGAATGTAGAGCTGGTTCCTCACCTGCTCTATGTCCCACAGGATCTCCTGGTGCCCGACCTCGATGTCCGCCCTGGTGTACTTTCCGAGCCTCTTCGCCGGCGAATCGAGGAAACCCTTAAGGGACCTCTCGATATCCATCAGCTTGTTCTTCCTCAGAACCAAGTTGACGACCGCCAGCTCCTCCGGGTCCTTCACCGTGGCCTCCTCCCACTCGTCCCAGTTGATCTCCTCCTCGTACTCCTCGTCGCTCTCGTCCCAGTCCAGCTCCGTCTCTCCCTTCTCTTCCTCCTCCACCATATCCGCCCAATTTACTTGAGTGTTTTCAGCTAGAGTTGCCATATCAATTATAATAATGTATTAGGACCTATTATTCATTTTTTTCTTACTTCGCAAGGAAGCAGCGCACGATAATTATGAAGCTGTATACGCCAACGACAAGCGCCGCCCGCGCCCCCTTCGACATCTTCTTCATGTAGCCGCTGTACATTAGCGCCAGGATAATGACCGTCGCGATCAGCAGGGATATGGTGAATGTTAACGAACGAATCCGGTCCTTGATCTTCCTGACTTCGCCCGACTCGACCATCTCGAGCATTTCGTAGTAGTCCGGCTGCTCCCGCAGATGCGCGAGGGCTATCTTCGCCGTCAGCAGCGGATCATCGTTCGTCACGTTCGTTGTCGGGTCGCGCAGCCCATGCTCGAGCTCCACTTCCATGCCCCGCGCCAGCTCGCTCGCGGGGAAGCGCCCGAACGACTCCCCAATGACAACACCCAGTGCCGCTGCCTGCTCGCTGGTAAACGATTTGCTAGTCATTGTATATATACTGCGCCAATGCCCCAGCAGATGCTGTTTATATTCGAGGAAATGTTCCTCAAGTACAACGCGATCATTATCGGCATCCTCAAGGACCTGTTCGCCAAAGCGCGCCTCGACTTCCGCATCGAGACCCAGAGGCGCCCCGCATACGGCGCGCCGGGCGTGCCGCCTCCGAGTGGCCCCTTGCCGACGATACTCGCCCTCGAGCTGCCGAACCACAAGACGGCGGCGGAATGGCGATCAATCGGACGCCTCGGGATCATCGTTAATCACTTGCCGAACTATAGGCAGATCTTCTACAAGAACTTTGTGATCAGCTTCCAGTCGATGGCCGACGCCTGTTCGATGGTACCCTTCACCTTCGAAGTGAACGCCAAGTCGCCCCGCGAATTCATTGACGAGCAGATCGCGGCCCACGGCCGCCTCTTCGCGCCCCACACTGGCCTCTCCGGCGACGCGTGGATCATCAAGCCGTCGTCAAGCGGAGGTGCCCGACACATTGTGATTTGCCGGGCCGCCGAGATACACGATGTCTTCCGCGGGTCGGGGCTCTACTCGGCGGTAGTCCAGAAGTACATCGAGCAGCCCCTCCTCTGCGGGGGGCGCAAGTTCCATATTCGCGCACACTTCTTGCTGATGCCGCGCCTCGACCGCGTGCCGACTGGGCCCAGCGACCGGCCGCGAGTCCTCGGCTATGATCTGCTGTACGATAATAAC